GGCCGTGCAGCGCGATCACCTCCAGGTAGGACTCGAACCCTGGCTGATCCCAATAGCCGGAGCCGTGGAGGATGTAGTAGCTGGAGCGGTAACCGCGCTTCTGCTCCCACGCTGCCATATTCGTAGCTGTGAGGAGCGACATTTGGCTGTCGCAGTCGTGCCGCATCCCGATCGCGTTCGGGGCCCGGTCGCCGGCGACGACCTCGCGCAACGGGATGACCCTGTCGGCCTTCGACATGAACAGCGTGTCGAGATCCTCCAGGTCGGCCATGTTGAACGGTGCCCTATCGCGCATCTCGCACCTCGCGGCCACGCCTGATCGCCTCAGTCTTCAACTCGACTGCGTTCTCCATGTGCGCCATCCGGTTGTCGTCGTTGCCCCAGTCGAGCTCCTCAAAGCGAAGCGGCAACTGGACGGTCGGGGTGATGACGCCGATGATCGTGTCCGACCACATGCGGAAGAAGTCGTCGTGCGGGTAGTGCTCCAGGTAGCGGAGGTGAGCGTCGACCCAGAGCTCGCGGTTGCTGATCGAACCGGAGCCGGGGAAGACGAGGTCATCGTAGCCTCCCTCGATCCCCTGCCGGCGCGCTCCGTCCGACCAGTCCTTCCACATGCAGCCGACGAGATACGACTCTGAGTACGCAGCCAGGATCTGCATCTGATTCTCGGGCGGGTGGACGATGTCGTCGTCCTGGCTGTAGATGATCCCCGTGTCCGCGCGCAGGGCTCCGAGCAGCCGGCCGTACGTCATCTGGTCTTTCTCTTCGCGGCTGTTGTCCCAGACGATCACGTCGGGGAAGACGAGCGTGTCGATGATCGGGTCGAGGGGCACGTCGCCGCGCGTGACGATCACGGCGGTCACGTCACTTGGCGACAGCAAAGCTTCCCTCCAAGCGATGCATCTCGACGATGTGCTTGCGCCGGTCATAGGCCGTCAGTTCCGTTGCCCCGCGCGTCAGCCCGTGGCGCATGTACTTGAACCGTGCCCTGTCGCCGGGAGCGAACACCGCGCCGATCCGTGCGAGCCTGCGCCACAGCGCCCAGTCCTGCAGCGCGCAGTCGGGGAAGCCGCCAGCGTCGAGCAGGATGTCGGTGCGGACGAACGACCCAGCCACGAACGGGTTGTGGTCGAGCGCCAGGATCTCGGCGTTGTCCATCACGGGTGGGATGTAGACCTCTCTGTCGCTGCGCTCGTAGCCGCATTGGACAACATCGGCGTCGACATTCTCGATCCCCTCGAGCGCATCAGGGAAGGCGAGATCGTCGATGTCGTGGATCCAGACCCATTCGCTCTGCACCTGTTCGAGCGCGCTGTTCAGGTGGAATGCCTGCGGGTATGTGGAGCGGTTCTGGCGGCGGCGGAACACTTCGAGCACGCTGGTGATGTGTCGGTAGCGGTCGGTGCCGATGACCACTTCGCGCGGTGCCGGGTTGAGCATCCCGACGGCGTGCAGCCAGTCGCCCAGGTAGTTGTCGTGGGTCGCTCCGTACAGGCAGCTGATGATCGTCACGTCAACCATGCCACGTCCCCCTCCCTGAACCCGACGCGCTCCTTGTAGAAGCGAAGCCCCTCCTGCCCGGAGTCGTGGCGGTTGTAGTAGAGGATCCCGGCGTAGCCAGCCTGGTCCTCGACCATGCCGGCGAACAGGAGGTACATGATCTCGTCGATGAGGTAGTCGCCGTGGCCGAGGATCATCGACACCATGGCGAGCTCGTTGCTGCGGTGGAGCGTCAGGTAGGCGACGAGGTTGAGGCGCGGCGACAGGACACCATAGGTGCGCGTGTTGTGCAGGTCGCACGGGAACTGCGGAAGGCGTCCGCGCTCGATGTGGTGCAGATACCCGTCCGCCATCGGGCGTCCCTGGCGCTGGTCGAGCGACGTGTTGATCGCATAAATGTCGTCGGCGTACTGGCTGTAGTCGACCTCGTTGAAGACGTAGCCGCGCCGCTGACAGCGGTCTGCGCGCTTCCGCGCTGTCCGGTGCTGCGCGCGCCACTCTTCGAGCGTCTCGGGACACGCCATGATCGACACGCCGCGCTGGTAGCGGATCGGCTCAAGCGTCTCATAGAGATGTCGCGCGTGAGAGTCGCAGTCTTCATCGATGCAGTGACCTATCAGAGACACCGGGTGCGCCATCGTCTCAATCACGGCGCATCACCAGCCAGCCGACCCTCTCGTTGCGAGGGAAGTACGAGGGTGTCCATCCCGACGGCGCGTACAGCGGCCTGTCGACATGCACGGTGACTGTCACCATCTTGCGCGCTACCTTCGTCCACAGGGAACGTCTCTCCCAGACGCGCTCGGCCAGGTTGCCCATGTACGGATCGACTGTCACGACATCCCACTCGCGTCCGTCCTCTGCTGCTTGCTCCACGAAATCCCATGCATCATCGACATGGAAGGCGTGCGTTCCCGGCATGAGTTCGGCCGTCTCGAGCAGCTTGTCCGCGTCCGTGTCGACGAAGTCGATGGTCATGCCGGCGCGGATCAGGTGGATACCGTCGTTCCAGCCCCAGAACCCGGCCGCGAACAGCGAGAGGGCTGTCCCTCCGTCTTTTGGTAGCAGGAAGGACGGGTAGGGCTGGGCGTTGCGATTCAACGCGTCGAACGTCTCGGGCTTGGCGATCACGAGTAGAAGACCTCGATCAGCGTCAGCGCAATGACAATGCAGACGATCATTCCGAGGAGCACCATGAATCCGTCGCTGCGTATCAACTCTGCGCCTTGATGACGACGACCTGGAGCAGCGAGCCGAGGAAGAACCCGTCGCCGTTCACGTCCGTAAAGTCGGTGTAGCCGGACCATGGGAACCCGTCCTGCCACTTCAGATCCTGCGCCCAGCCGCCGAGGGTGTGATCCGTGTCGAGCGCCTTGACGATCGACATGTCATCCTCGTCGTCCATCAGCGCGAGCAGAACGTCCTCTCCCGTGTACAGGTCTGCGGTGGACACTCGCACCCGGATCGTGATCGGGATCCCGCCGTACAGATCACCGTAGGCGGCAAGGCCAGCCTCGAGTCCGGTCGGGTTGGCGATCAGCATGTCGATCGCTGGTGTCTCCGCGATCGAGAATGCGCGAGGCTCGAAGTGCAGCGTCACCGGGGAAACCGGCTGGAGCTCGTCCTCAAGTTGTTCGGCCATGGCGTCCATGACCTGGGCGATCGTCGCCATCGCTCTAAGCGATGCCCCACTGCTGTTTCACGGTTGCGAGACGCTGCCCGTACCGCTCCCATGAGTAGCGCCCGAACGTGGACGGGACAGCCTCATCGACGACTCCCAGGATTCCGGGTGCCGACTCGGTGTGCCGCCACAGGTCAGCTGCCCGGTCGAGGTTCACCGACGCGCAAAGGGCGACATCGGACTCGCTCAGGTCGCCGGGGTCGACGAGGTCGATCTCGGCCATGATCTCATTGGCCGCGACGAGCAGAACCCTGTCCGCAGCGGCGGTCTGATCGCTGGTGGGAGTCTTGATCTTCAGGATCCTGAACAACTCAGTGGCGGTCGTGAACGGCTGTACCGTGAGGCCGAAGTCCTGAATCGGATCCGTCGGAAGCGAAGTCCCGGCCGAAGCGTCGGCCCAGACGATCCTGTACCACTTCTGCGGCGTGTTGCTCGCAAGGCTCGTGGTCAGGTTGCGAACCTGCGGGTTGGCGGGGTCACCATCGACGGGGTCAAGCGTGAGCGCATCGATCTGCGCCCACGACCCGGACGGTGCATCGGCCTGTTGGACTCGAGCCACCGTCCATGGCACGTCGTCGAAGCGCGCCGGCGGCGTGTAGTTCTTGAACGAGAAGACGGACATCTACTTCTTCTTCTTCGCCTTCGGCTTCGGCTTGGCCTTCTGCGGTGCGCCGAGCCCGGCGAGATTGTTAGTCGTGGTCGACTTCGTTGTCTCGCCGGTCGGGTTGTAGAACCCCATCGCTCGGCGCTTCGTGTACGGGGTCATGCTCAGTTGTCCGGCGTCGGCATCTGCGCGAACGAGTTACCGGCAGGCAGCTGCTCCGCGATCTGCGATGGGACATTGCCGCCGCTGCCCGTGCTCGCGTCTCCCGGCATCTCCACGTCGGGCGAAGCAACATCTCCGGGCGCGGGGGCCACATTCGTCCCGTAGTTGCCTCCGTCGGTGGGCATCTCCTGCCCCGACGGGTTGTACGGCTCCGGGCCTGCCGGCATGCCTCCCGTGTTCTCCTGCGTCCCCGACTCCATCCCTGACATCTCACTCATGCTCTCTCCTTTCGGAAGCGGGAGGGTCCGACTCCCTGGAGCCGGACCCTCCCTTTCCCCTCTACGCCCCGTACCTTTACGAGGCGGTCGTTACGAGTGCGAACGCACCGTCGTCGACCACATCGGCCTCGAAGGCTCCGATGAGTCCGACCTCGACGCCACCGATCGCCGGCTCGACGACGCGGAGCTCGACCGGAGCACCAGCCGTCTCTGCGACGAGCAGTCCCGCCGAATCACCGACGATGATCGTGCCAGCGTCAAGTCCACGCGAGATCACAAGGTTCATCGGCCCGATGTTCTGGCCGTTGACGCTCATGAACTGCGTGAACGCGCTGGTCGTGAGGCCCAGGAAGTAGCCGAAGCGGTCCGGGGCGAGGTAGACCGTGTCTGCGACACGGCCGCTGTTCGCGAACACGGCGGCGTAGCCAGCACCGATGCCCGTCATGTGCTGGGCGTAGGTGTCAGTCGCACCGACCTGCGTCGAGATGTGATGCGAGTACGCGGAATCGGTGACCGCCTTGGCGGCGTCCTGCTCCGTCTTCAGCGCGTAGTCGGCCGCGGCCAGATCGAACCACAGGGACAACGCGTCCGGCGTCGTCCAGTTGATCGCCTGCCACGACAGGTCGCCGCCGCCGAGGTACGTCGAGGCGGTCTGCGTGACCAAATCGACGACCATGCCCTGGTTGCCTGCCTCCGTCTTCTGCGAGGCCTGCACCGAGACGATCGGACGGGTGGTGACCTTCGGGTAGGTGAGCGTGCCCCGCATCAGCGAGGTCCTCATGCCCGAGTTGACCAGATTCCGGTTCTTGTTGATGATCTGGAAGATCTGGTCGAGGTACTGCGGCGTCTGCAGACCGGCGACGTTCGAGGAGAGCGTGTTCGCCGGGACCCTCTGGAGCAGCTGAAGCCGCTCGCGAGCCTTGAGCACGACATCGTTGCCGCCCGCCAGCTGGGCGATCTTGTCGCACTGGGTCGTGCCACGCGTCAGGATCATGTCCAGCGCGTACGTCGAGAAGTCGCGGTACATGACGCCGTCGCCGTCGACCTCGACACCGTCCTCGATGCCGGCCATGGCCTTGCGGGCCTGGCGGGCCATGTCGATCGCGGCCTTCGTGGCCGAGATGTCCTCGGTCAGCTTCGTGGTCTCCGCGTCGATCTCGGTGACGCGCTCCCGGTACCGCAGGATGTGGTCCTGCTCGACATCGTTGAGCACCTTGTCCGTCCGCTCGTTGACAGACGCGTTCAGCGCCTCCCATTTCTCGGTCGTGACTTCGCGCTCGTCGAGCAGCAACGCGAGGCGGGTTTCCGCCTGCGTGGTTGCGCTCATTACTGCACCTCCGAACTGGTTGACATTGACGTTGCGCGGCGGGTGTCGATGTCAGGGGTGCCGGTCAGTGCCGGGGTGCCTGTTAGCTCGAGGTGCGCCTGTTGTGAGCGGTTCAAGAGTAGAGGATCAGGTGGATGAACTGGTCGAGGAGAACGTGTCGAGGATCTTCTTCAGCTTGATCTCGGCCGCGTCTCGCTGCTCTGCCGACGCTGCCAGCGGGTTGCCTTTGCCGATCTCCGACAACGCAGCCCTGACGCCTCCGACGTTGATCTCGCCGCTCGGCTCCTTGTAGGGGAGGTGGCAGCGGTCCTTCGTCTTCGGCCCGCCGCTCGGGTTCAGGTCGATCGCGGCGGCGGCGCAGTACGCCTCAGGCGTGTCGAAGCGGGAAGCGCTCCCGTCCCAGGGGATCTCCGTGTAGCCGCGCTCGAGCAGGATCGCCATCCCGTCGGGCAGCGGAATGCCGAGTTCCAGGCACCGCTCGAGGATCTCCAGGTTCGGCTTGGGAGGAAGCATGTCCTCGTCGATGATCATGTCTTCGCCCTCTCGCAGAGCGAGAATCTCTGCCTGTGAATAGGCAGGCCCGATTGCGAGGGCAACCGAGTCGAGATGCGCACTCTTCCGCTGAACGACTCCATCACTTGTGCGAACGCTGCCGCCGGGGCGAGGCATGAACTCAGCCGAGACTCCGTCATACCCTCCGGTTCTGACGAGCTCGCGAGCCACTTCAGCCTCGTTGTTCTCGAGAAATAGGAACTCCCCCTCGACGCCGCCGGCGTTCTCCCGAAGGGCGGTCCCGTTGCCGACGACTCCGTTCAGGCCGGACTTGCGGTCACCGTTGCGGTCGATCGCGGCGTGATCGGTGCGAAGACGCACGCGATTAGCCGCGTTCATCTGCCGACTGAACACACCCGGCAGGAACTCCTCCTTGTACGGCCGGAAGTCCGGCGGATCCGCGACATCCGCGATCTGACCGAACGGGACGATGCGGACATGAAGCGTTCGACCGTCAAGTTCATGCTGCGCCACGGCGAAGGTGCGGATTTTGATGTTGTCAACCGTGGCTTCCTCCACAACTTCGCTCATCAGTTCCTCCCTAGTCCGACCAGCCGAGGTTGTGGCGGCTGGTTCTGTTGTGCCGGCGATGCCCCCGCCGTGGGCGGGGCATCCGGCGTCTGTGGGGCATCCTCAGCCGCGCGCTGCGGATCGTCAGCCTCAGTGGCGAACGGTCCGGCGGTGACGCCCTGCTCGAGATGCAGCGGCATGAACGTGTCGTTCGCGTCGAACCAGACCCACTGGCCCGACGGCAGCGCCTGCGAGGTGAACGCGTCCGCGATCCTCTTCGCGGTCGGGCGGAGCTCGAAGCGCCACCACATCTCGCCCAGCATCCCTGGGTTCTGATAGGTCAGGCTCGCGTTGCCACGACCGCCACCGACTGTCAGGTTCAGCAGGATGGCGGGGATACCGAACGCAGCCGCGAGCGCGACCGCGTTGAAGTCCTGGTTCTCGAGCAGCGACAGATCCTTCGGGTTGAAGGACAACTGCTCGAAGTCGAGCTCGGGCGGCAGCACGGGAGGCGCACCTGAGCGTGCGGAAGTCCTTGCCTGCCACTGGGTCTGGATCGCTTCGGCCTGCGCCGAGTCCAGCTTGCGCTGCGACTTGAGCGCCACCTTCGGGATCCCTCCCGTGTTCACCTCGAGAGCCGCGTTGCCAGCGGCGAGCAGGCCCCAGGCCAGCTGCGCGTAGGCGCGAATCGTCGGGGTGCCGTGCGCCTGGAAGGTTGCCTGCGCGCCGGGGTTGCGGTCGATCTGGATCACGTCCGCGGGGTCGAGAGTATCGCCGCCCAGGATCTTGTACTCGCGCACACCGTCCCGCCACAGCGGCTCGCAGATCCGGGCCGGGATCGTCGTCCAGTTGCGCGGGAACCCGTTCGCGTACCGCTGCGTGATGTAGGCGAGCGCGTACCCCCAGCCGTACATGTCCGCGACGAGCGAGAAGATCGCGTCCGAGACACCGTTCGGGTAGAAGAGCGGGTCCGGGTTGCAGACCCACATCGGCTCCGTCGCGTCCACCACGTTGGGTGCCTCGAAGCGCAGCGGCATCGACGCGATCTGTTGCGCGTTCATCTGGATGCAGCGGTTCGAGATCCAGGTGCGCTCCGCAAGCAGGCCGTTACCGGGCCAGAACATCTGGCCGGCTGCGTTGAGCCCGTTCTCCGTCCAGAAGTTCGGGATGATCGAATCCCAGAGGCTCATGTTCGTCCCCTCGAGCGGTTCGACATCGCGCGTCAGGAGAGCCTCTTCGCGATGGACGATCGGCTGGCCCACGTCGGGGCGCGGACCCAGGATCCTGTCGAGCAGGCTCATGCGCGCATCCTCTCGACGACCTGGGCCGCGACCAGCGCGCTCAGGCAGACGACGATCCAACCCTCCGTCTTCCAGACGCCGCCCCACAGAACGTCGACGACCCCGACCAGCCCTGCGCCGAGGGAGATCAACATCAGTGCCCTCACCATCAGAAGATCATCACCTCGCTGTTCGCGATGTCCCTGTCCATTGCCGACCACAATCCGATCGAGGAGGAGATGATCGGGCCCGGATCCGTCTTCGACTTGGAGCGAGACCATGCCCAACGGTCGACCAATGGCCGCGTGCGAGCTCCGCGCACCGAGGTCGACAACTCCTCCTGGCCCAGATGGATCAGGTCGTTCTCCTCGACGGCGGTCGCGAACTGCCCGCAGGCGTCCGCGTACTCGCCCGTCTTCAGGCGGCGCACATCGAGGCCGGTCTGCTCCTCGATCTGCTTCGCGATGGCGTTCGCCGGACCGAACCCGTCACAGACGAGCTCGATCACCTCATGCTTCTCGCACAGGCCAACGACGTACTCGGGAACCCAGCCCGTGCCGGAACGACAGCTGACCATCTCCACCATCTTGCGGCCCCGCTCGTTCAAGCCTGCCGCCGTGATAGTCGTCCGACGGTTCGGTGCCACATCGAACGCAATGCAGATCGGATCCACCAGTACGGCTTCAGCATCCTCGCACGCCTCCCACTTCTCCTGACTGATCTCCTGGTTGCCGACCAGATCGGTGTCCGGGTAGTCGCCCACGTTCAAGAGCTCGGTCACGAACTGCCGCCAGCCGAGCAGCCGGATCTCCTTCGCCATGTGCTTCTCCGTCACGCGGCCCCTGACCATCGCCCAGTTCACCTCGAGCCACGCAGCCGGGTCGCGCGCCACGTCCTCGGGCACCTCGTCCGGGGACTCGAAGTCCAGCGAGTACTCGTGGTAGACGAGCGAATCCTCCACGCCGTCGATGCCGCGCTCGCGCACCCGAGTCCACACGATCGCGTGATCGTCCTTGTCCTGGTCGGGCGCGTTGCCGGCGTAGACAAGCTGGGGCCCGCGCTCCGCAGTCGAGGCGCGCAACGTCGGCACCATCGTGCCGTGCGCCCACTCGGACAGGATCTGCGCCTCGTCGAGCACCAGCAGCGCCACGTCGTCGACACCTTTCAGGCCCGACTTCGTCCGCGTCCTGAACTCGATCTTCGACCCGTCCTGCAACGTGATCGCCTCGTCGCCGTGGGAGTAGCGGAACCCGACCAGCCGCTGCGTCCCCAGACCCGACCGCTCCACCAGGGCGAGCAGATCGTCATTGTCACGGATCGCCTTCTCGAGGCGCTGGAAGTGGCGAGCCGACGTCTTGAACTCATGGGCCGAATGGATGATCAGCCGCTCGTCCAGCACGAAGATGCCGTAGAGCTCGCGCGCCAGCAGAACCTCACCCTTGCCGTTCTGCCGCGGCGCGGACAAAGCGAACTCGAACGACTGCCAGCGGCCGTTCTCGTCCACGCCCAGCATCGAGCGCAGCATGAACTCCTGCTCGGGATCCAGCCGCAGCTTGTGCTCGCGGCACCACTCGACCGCGTGGTCACCGATCGACCAGTCCGCCGCGTCCGGCACATGGCAGATGCGCGGCATGACCAGATCCGCTTCGACCACGACCGCCTCCGCTACCACTGCCTCGACCTCCGAGTCTTCGCGTTCCGCTTCCGAGCGCCGGCACTCCGGTTACACGCCCGATGGGCCGGACCCATCCAATGACGGCGGTCATCCGAGTGATCCAGATCCCACGGCTCCAGTGGGTGGATGAACCCACCGACCGGAACGCCGTTGATCTGATCAGACTTCAAACAGTCCGCGCCGCGGGCACACCGCACCTGACCCCCCAGCACAATCACCCTCCATCTGCGGCGTTCCGACTGATGCCTCGTCCCGTAGCCGCGCAACGACGTTGCCCTTCTAGGAAACGACCGTTTCGTTCTCAGAGACGGAAATCTGCCTCGGGGGGTCAAAGCGCTCCTCCACCCCTAAAAAACGGCACCCCATGCAACGGCTCGAGCATCCTGCAGCGCCTGCAATGAATCGGCGCGCGATGGATCGGCTCGCCGGCGGCGCGCATCGGCTCGATCGGCTCGAGGTGAGGGTTCGTCGGTATCGGCATGCGGAGGGTTCGGTACGCGGAAGCGCACCCGCCGATAGCTAGCGCGGGTGCGGGTGGGCGGGTGCTACGGAGGATCGGCGCGCCGGCGCTGCTATTCGTTCGGCTCGCTAGTGCGAGACTGTAGCGCGCTAGACCGGATGGCGCAGGGCTCGAGGGACGCGTAGGGGCTCGAGCATAGGAAGGGCCCGCGTGCTAGGCGGGCCCTTGGATCGTTCTATCTCAGCTGCAGCGGTCTAACGTTTCGTGCCTTTCGGCTTTAGGTGACGGATGATGGCGACGATGGCCGCACCTGCTACAGCAAGATCACCTAGTGGGCTCATGAGATCGGATCCACGAAGATTGCCGCGCGGTCTAGGCGCATGACGCTGCGCCCGAGATAGGCGCGCGCATCATCTTCCGCGTTTGCCCACCGGTGCCACGCGTCAGGATACCCTTCGCGTTCGAATATTTCGAGCCCTTCCCTCGCTACGCGTAGCAGCGTACGGGCGCTATCTACAGCGAGCCCTAGGCGCTCGATCCCCGTTCCCTCTAGATCGTTCGAGTAGGGATTAGACGGGACCGCTTGACGGGCTCGAGTGAACCGGTTCTCCGCGATAGCGAGCCGGCACTTCTGACGTTTGTATGACTCTTGCGTAATCATCTAGACGGTTCTTTCCTTTCCTTTAGTGGAGATGATAGTCAACGATCGGCACATTCTTAGACCAGCACGCGCGGCATTCCCCGCATGCGTTTCCCTGCAACGGCGCTGGGCACCTATGCGCGCCGATTGGCGGATCGCCTGCGGATACTGTGGATACCGTTACATGCAGGCGCGGGAATGTCGGCACGTTGCCGCCGATCATATGCGCGCTGCAACGCACGTTTAGGTTAGGCGGATAGGTTCGGCTTTCCTCGTATTCCGCGACGATTCGGTATTCCCGCGTAGGGAGCCAATGCTTAACGTCTGGCGTACGATCGCAAACGTCGACGATTGCACATAGGTGCTCGAGGGATTGCAGGTCCCCCGAATCATGCCATCGGAAGAAAGTCTGCTTTCGGCGCATGATTAGTTCCGCCATCGCGCGGGACCATAGTTTCCGCTCGAGGGATTCGAGCCTACGGTATAGCGCTACTTGCACGGCAGGGAAAGCGTACCTTCCTTTAAGCGCATAGCAGCTATGACATGTTGACCCCTCGAGCGTTTGCAGGCGTTTCCCCGTTCGGCATTCCGCCGCGGGCAGACTGTACGCGTAACCTGGCATCTTGCTAGGTGCGGACAATCCTCCCACGTAGGCCTCTAACTCGTACACCTTCCATTCCGCCGGCGCGCGAGTCTCGAGCGCTAGCACGTCAAGCGGCTCGAGGGTTTTCATGTCTCGAGTCTTTCGGCGCGCTGGTATTCACCTGTCATGCGATAGTTCGGCGGATCCTCGCTAGGTGCCGCGCGGTAGTCCGTCGGTACCATCCAGCGAGCCAAGAGTTCTCGTCCCGCCATCTCGGCTTCGAGCGCTGTAGCAAATCGTAGGGCGTTCGAGTACCAGCCCCCGTCGGTAAACACTTCGGTCATATAGCTACGCGTTTGCATATTGCCGTGCCTCCGTTTCGATAGTGATTTTTCCACCTTCGTCATTCCAGCTGATTCCCTGCACATAATCAGCGCGTCGCTGCGCCTCACCTGCAGCGCTTACGATTAAACGGGGATCACGCGTCAGCTGATCGCGCCATCCCTCGAGATAGGCGGCGGAGGATTCGATCTCGAACGCGATCTCGCATGCGCCGGCCAGCATTGCCGCGGTGAGTTCTGCCACGAGTTCTTCCCTCGCATATGGATCCGTGCCGAAGCCGCTTCCGAATTCCGCTCCGCCTAGACGATTGGGCGCGCCGGCGCTATGTGCTAGTTCGTGGAAGGCGCATACGTAATACGCTTCCGCGCTAGTGAACGATTCCGCCGGCGGCAATGTGACGGTATCGGCACTAGGACGGTAGAACGCGCTACCTCCCTCGAGGATCTCAGGGGCGTTTGGCATGCCTGCAACGATTGCCGCGGCCCGTTCGATCGGCTCGAACGGGCCGACATCCTCGAGCGGCGGCGCATTGTCACATTGTTCGGCATTGAAGACCACGTAGGTCCGCATGAACGCGTAGCTAGTCGCGAGCCCTTCGGCTTCGGCTGCAATCCGCTCGCTAGCTGACATGCGCTTAGGGGCGGTTTTCCATAGGACGATGCGCGTCCCCCGTTCACCTTTGCGGACACTAGCGCCAGCTTCCTTCCATGCCTTGAATGTCCCCCAGCGCCCGTCGCCTCGATCCTCGAGCGCTAGTAGCAGGGTGTTAATGCCACGGTAGGGGCGGAGCGTTCGCACGTTATGCGCCGCTGACGTCTTCCATGGCTTCCGCCATGGCGGTACACCTTCCTCGAGCGCCTGCAGGATCCTGCGGGTGATTTCCTCATAGGTTTCGGCATTGGTCGCCATCGCTAGCGCACCTTCCTGCCGCGCGCCTGCCACGCGATGCCGAACGACGCGAGAATGACTAGCAGCGCTAGCGCGCCGAACGGCACTAGCAGCGCTGCGACTTCTAGGTGATGAATGAGAGATGACACTTGATCCTCCCGTTTAGAGAACTAGACGGAGGGAGCGTAGCACGGGGATCGGCGCTATGCAAGTAGACCGCGCGCGGGCCGTGCTTGATCGAGCGCCGGCGCTAGCCGATCGGCTCGAGCCCTGCAGCGCGCGGCGGCTCGAGCGCCGTTCGGCGAACAGGCGTTCGAATTCCTACCATTCCGGTCGGAATTGACGAGATGGTCGACCAACGATTGGAGCGACCAACGATCGATCGGGTGGCGATGCTCCGGGGGTCCATCAGAGGCGAGCCTAGTTTGGCGTCAGAGGCGAGCCTAAGTTTGGAGCTCGATCCTCAGAGGAGAGCCTAGGTTTGGGGGTGGCCGGCGTTCTACGCGACGAGCCGTCTAGTCCCCATTGCGGAACAACCGGCCACCAGGAGCACGTCCCTAACGCGCTCTGCGGCTAGGACGCTACCACGCTCGAGGGGTTGGTTCCACGGATGACGCCGGCGACGCCTCTGCCGATCGCGGGGATGCCGCGCAGCGTGAGGTTGTCGCTCGGGTCGCAGACGATGACGCGGTCCCTGAGGTTCAGTCCTTGCAGGGAGACTTCACGCTCCAGTGCTCGGGAGTGTTCGCGGTGGTGCTGGTGCTCCTGCAGGAAGCGTGGCAGCGGGACGTTCATCAGACGCCGTACCTCATCGCGAGCAATCGTACCGCTGCGAGGACGAGCAGGATCAGGATGACCTCGAGCATCGCGCCAGCCGCGAACATCAGGTCGGAGGGTGACCCTCCTTCAGAGTGCAGCCTAAGTTTCATGGTGAGCTCCGTTTCCGTTGAGCGCGTTGTAGACGTTGCGGGTCGCGACCGCGTGGTGCTCGCGAGCGGTGGCCCTGGAGATGTCGAGCGCGATGCAGATCTGGTTCCAGCTGTAGCCGTGTCGTTCGCGTAGCTCGAGCACCTGGAGTTGGCGCGGCGTGAGTACCTCGCCGGCGGTCTTCCAGATGTCGGGACTGATGGGTATCTCTGTCAAGTTAGGTCAATGTCTTCGGTGACCTCTTCAGGCGACTCCGTCGCCGGGAGGTCTTCCCGTAAGGGATACGGAGTACGGAGTTGCCTCAAACCCGCATGGTTGAGCGGAAAATCGACTCCGTCATCGCCCGAGTACGGAGTTGTGAGTACGGAGTTCTCAGCCGCATGGTTGAGCGAATCTACTCCGTACTCCGTAATTGACGGAGTGACGGTTACGGAGTTGTCCGCGAGGTCGTCAGGCTCGGTTCTGAGCCCGTAGTAGCCGTACTTGGGGTTGACCAGGGTCGGCGGTCTGGACTCTTTCAGCTTCGCCAGACGCTTCTCAATCGTGGTCGTTGTAGCGCCGGGGATCCGGTCGCGGATCAGGCCGATCAGTTCAGCGCGCTTGACGGGCTGGTTGTCCCTGACGATCTCGACGACGACCGCTGAGGGAACGGCCACGTCCTGCTCGTCGACCTCGTCGATGTCGCCGCGCCAGAAGGCGTTGTCGTCGTAGGTGAACCCCTCGTTGGGGCCGTGTCCGAGTCCCTCGAGGAAGACGCTGATCGGTTCCGGCATGGCGATGTCCCTGCCGTCGAACTCCACCCTGAGCTTGCGCCCGTTCTGCTCCGATCCGGTGATGAACATGCCGATGTCGAGCGCCCCGTACATGGCCCCGCTGCCGCTCATCCGTTCGGCCGGCGTGCGTTCCTTGCTGATCTCGGACAGCTTGATGAAGTGGTGTAGCAGCGCGACGGACGAGAGGGCGAGGGTCGGTTCCAGCAGTTGCCTCAGGTCCGCGAACTCGGACGCGTCCTGCTCCTTGATCCGGGCCGCGTTGCGGAGCACGTCTACGATGACGAGCTCCACGTCGTTCTCCGCGACCTCCGCTGTCAGGGCTTCCGCCCATGCCGGGTCGGCCAGGTTGAGCGAGCGAGGACGGTAGGAGAAGATCAGGTTGTCGAGTGCGCCAGCCGCAGGGTCCGGGTCGACGCTCAGGCCACGGCAGAGCGATCCGATCCTGGTGCGGAGTGCGCTGCGGTTCCCCTCGAGGGCGAGGTACAGCACCTTGCGCGGCTTGGGGATGGCGAAGTTCGCCATGAACAGCTTGCCGGTGGCGACGCTGAGGGCGAGCGAGAGGCCGATCCAGGTCTTGCCCTTCTTGGGTGGGCTGGCGATGAAGCCGAGCGACTGGGTGGGCCATAGCTCGTCGACCAGGAAGTCGGTGGTGACGGAGGCGAGTTCGCTGAAGTCTGTCCACGTCTCGATCGAGAACAGGCTCTCAGAGGTAGGCCTAGTTTCGGCTTCGCTCACGATGCGGATGTGCGAGGCCCGGTTGCCGTTCGTCTCGGGTGCCTGCCTCGGTTCGGCCAGTCCCGCCGTGAAGCCGCTGGCGATCGTCTTCTGTGACTCGGCTTGCGGCAGGCCGGCTGCTCGGGCGGCTGCGGTCAGCGAGGCGTAGGCGTCGTGGTGGTCGATCTCCCCACCGGACACCAGCTGGCCGAGCGCGAAGGAGGCGGTGTTCAGCGTGTCGTTGCGCGTGCCCTCCACGGCGAGCGTGACCGCGGTGATCTCCTGCTCGAGCGCTCGCTGTCCGTACGCTGTCGTTCCCTGCAAGGAGATGTCAGGCATAGGAACTCGGCGCGGCTGTTGCTTGACGATCCTCTGGGCGAGCCAGTCCGGCATGGTGACGTGCCCACGGGCAAGCCACTCGTAGATGCTGCCGTCCTGGTGGATGCTGGGTGGCGCAACGACGTAGCCGCCATCTCCGCGCGTGTCGATTCCGGGTGCGAGCTTGCCTGCCGTGTTGCGGATCCTCTGCCCCTCAGGCTGGTCGAACCAGAAATGCCTACCGCTGCCGGTCCTGACAACTCCGGTGGCAGGGATCGTCTCATGGACCTCGGCGGCGAACTCCTCGAGCGCCCCCAGCCTGTCCTCGTCGACTACGACGAGATCTCCGGTGCGGATCCCGATGTTCGCCTCGGGCCAGCGTCCCCACCATGTCTCGATGGTCATCGGGTCGACGGTCGCATCCTCCAGCCCGTGCGCGGTGAGCGGCGTCTTGCCGTGTGGCTGGAGCGGGAAGACGTACAGCCCTTCCTGGGCGTAGGCGAGCGCGGCATCCTCGAGCGCGCTCATGAGGCGAGACGCAATGTTTCAGCCTTGCGCCACGGATGGAATTGGGGCTGCGGCGATCCGTTGGTGGTGACGCCGCGCATCGTCTCGTTGCGGCAGGGTCGGCACATGGCTGCTCTCCTCATCTTCGGTGCGCCGCAGGAGCACGTTCGTCGTTCCCAGTAGTCGGATGCTCGCCGGCGCTCGACCGCGCAGTCGAAACAGGTGAGCGCCTGATCGGTCTTCGGGTTGCCGCAGTCGCAGGAGGGTCCGTAGCGAAGATCGGTGGCCTTGGCGCGGTCCCACCGATGTGTGTCGCATAGCAAGGGATCACCAGACTGACGCATCATGTGGACATCGTCAAGTCGACCACCTCGTCGCTCCTCTTGCCCTTCATCCAGGCCGACCCGTATCTGGGACTCAACCCGCTGAACGGGTATGGCTGCAGTCGATGTCGGGCTGCGAGGATCTGTCCGATCTCCTCCAGGTCTGACGGTCGCCACAGATACACCTCCGCGCCGGCGAACGCCAACTGGTCCAGCCATTCGATCTGGCTCTCGGTCGGCTTGCCTTTCTCCCGCTTGAGCTCCGCGAAGATGACGCGCTCGCGGACGAGCACGCGATCGGGGAACCCGGACTGACTCCCCTTAGAGCGTAAAGTATGGTAAACGAGCCGCCAGCCCAGAATCGGCGCGAGTCCCTTCTTGCTGTTGAACAGCGTGGAGTCCCATTCCTTCTCTAGCGGATCCCAGAGGACGCTCACGCGAAGATGTCTTCCCATGCGTCGCCCGGTAGCGCCTGCAGCGGCCACTTCGGGTTCGCCTTGGTCTTCGGCAGCGCGCAGTTGCCGTTCGGGTGTGCTTGACACCATGCCTCGCCCCGGTACGGACAGTCGCACTTGTGCGTGATCCGCCCCAGCTTGCGCTCCGTCCAGTCCAAGGGCCCACAGAACTCACACCTAATGGCCGGCGCGAGCACCAGCTGCTCGGGTTGCTCAGACATCGCGAGCCTCGCATGACCAGCAGAGCGGCAGTTGAAGCTGAGCTCTCGGCTGTCGCCGGCGTGCAGCCCACACGTCATCTGCATGTCCTGCCTCGCGCGCTAGTCGCTCGCATTCATGTAACTCCTCTGCCTCCTTCGGGAACCACGCTTCGATCTCTCGGATTTCTGAGTGATGACTGAGAGCGCCGCATAAACACTCTCCGCTCCGATGTAAGAGATCGACTACTCGGCTCCGCTGCAATCCCTCCTGCTCCATAAAACGCGAGCAGTCCATAGCCGACCAGTTGAGGATCGGGTTGATCCAGAGTTGTGCTCCGTCGCGGCGCACGGGAACAGCGAGCGCTCCTGCCATTCGTCGCTCCGACTCGCTGGCACGGATACCAGTGATGAGCGCGATCCGATCGTGTCGGTGTTGCTTGTGCTCGCGCACCAGGCGTCTTATCGATCTTTGCTTGAGCCAGTAAAACTGCGTGTTGTGAGCCTTCGGTCCTCCCGGCATCCCCTTCTCGATCACTAGGTCGCGGTACGTTTTACCGTCAGGGTGGTACTCGAGCAGCGACCATCCTTCGCGCTCGCATGTCGCCCGGACGAATTCGCGTGTCTCCTCGATTCCGATGCCAGTGTTGATATGCACGGCGGCGGTGAAGCGAGGATGCTTTGCAACGATCGCGGTCGACGTCAAGGAGTCGTGTCCGCCGCTGAACATGGCGAAGACGTGAGACGGATTGTGCGTGGTGATTGCATCGTCGAGCTCGCTCATCGCAGCCGACGCGGCTTCCGCACCTTGCATTCCCCGACGTAGCAGTAGCGCAGCCGCGTGAACCTGCTGTAGACGTAACGGCCATCTCTCAGCTTGCGTCCACAGCGCGCGCAGTTGAACGTCGAGGTGACGCTCGAGGCGGTCATCGTCCGTGCCGGATCTGGTGGATCCGCGCCGGCGACAGGCCAGCGCTCTCCGCGACCTGACGCATGGATGCGAGTTCGAGCGCCTCGAGGATTGATGCGTCGCGTTCGGCTGCAGCCAGCCTCGACTTCTCGGCCGAACGGGCGACATGGCGCAGCGCTTTCCTCTTCTCTGACACAGAGCCAGCGATCTTCATCTTGGCGTTCACTTCAGATCCTCGAGCAGCCATGCCGGGGTCCAGCCGCGAACACGCGAACGTTCACACATGCCGCCGTATCCGAGGATCTCTCCGTGCTCGACCACTTCGCCGTCTCGATCGATGATCTCGTAGTCGTAGACGGGAAGGTCCGCGCGCTCCTCGGTGATCATCATCTGGACGGTGTCGCCAGACCTCGTCTTGAACTTGAGCGTGCTGCCGATGCTGCTCATCTCTGAACCTCCTTGGGAACTAGACTGCGTAGAAATCTATACGATTCACGCAGCCCCGTCAAGCGCAGCCAGCGCAGCACGTTGGCGTCCACGTTCAACCTTCGCCAGCGCGTCATCCATCTCGCGCTCATGGCGGACGCGGCGAGCCTCAGCGGTGTCGACGGCAATCTGCGCCTCCTCGCCTGCGCTACGCATCGCCCTCTTCTTGATCCTGCTGCCCCGGATCCGCGGCTTGCGGATCAGCGCCTCGGGATGCTTCTCGCGTCGGTGCTCGAGCGCAGCCTCACGCCCCTCGATCGCTGTCCCTTTGAACTTCCAGCGGCAGAAGAAGCAGGAGCTCGTCGTGACCTGGCCGTCCAGCCACGCCTGGTGGGCGAGCCGCATCTCCTCGGAGGTTTGCTGCGGCACCGGATTTCTTGTCACCACGTCCTCGCCGGCCCCGTCAGCGGTAACCCAAACAGGGCGGAGACGTATTGGGCCACTGCCCCTCGAGCCACGCGACTGAGTAGCCGCTCGCCCGGTACTGGGCCTCCGCGTCGGCGTACACTTCCGAGATCGGGACGGTGTTCCAGTCCGAGATCGGGTAACCGGCCCAGCCTCTTGTCATCTGGAGTGGCCCTGAGTAGGTGCCTGAGGGATCCCAGCCATTGCCTTCGCCGCCGTGTATGCAGTTCCACAGCGCAACGTGGACGGAAGCGGTGGCAGTCACATTCGGCGTCGTTGGGGTAGCAGCCGTCTGGGACTCCGTGGTGCCAGAAGGAGTGTCCGCATTCGCAGGGAGTTGAAGCCGCGCTGCGTTTCTTGCGGCGATAGCGGCGAGATGCCTCGACGAACTGACGTACAACAAACGGCGTCGATCCCTGCGTATCGCGTGCCGGCGGATCCTTATGTCCGCCACCAGCGTGTAGTGATGCCGGATTGGCGGCACGGGTGCTGCTGTCTCCTGTGTCGCGGTTAGCGAGATCCACCAGAATGCGGCTAGGAGGGTCAGGATTATGAGAGGCCATCTGAATACGATCCCTTTCCTTTCGTCGCTTGCGCTTCCTCGGGCTTACGGACCCGGCTTGCGGTTGCGTTCATTGAGTTACCTGGAGCAATATGAGTAACAGGGCGACGGCTGTTGCTAGACCAACGATCGCGACCACGAATTTGACGTCGTCGCTCACCTGTCCTCGCTCGGCGTACCGACCAGGGCAGCGGCAGCCCGCTCGACAATCGAATGGATCCGATCATTCTCCGGTGCTGCGATGTGCTGCGCCCAGTCGCAGAGGTCGTCCAAGATCGCGGCTTGTTGCTGATTCTCCGCTAGCAGCTTGTTCCGATCCTCTAGCAGCGCATCTAGCACGTCTGCGGTTGGATCAATGGCTCGTGTTTCGCTCATGTGTCCTCGCTCGGCTTTCTGAACAGATTGAAGCTGGGTGCTCTGCCGCGTACGTCGTCATGCGACGGATCCGGCAGGGCCTCGATAGGCGGGTCCTCGCTCGGCGTACCGGCCAAAGCAGCACGGATTTCATGGATGCGCCCACCGGAATGAGCGCCTTTGTGCTCGGGATGCTCCTCAAGCAACCACTCGAAATCCGCGAGCAGTCCACGTAGCTGCTCGTCGTACCACTCGCGCGCGTCGCGTAGCCGCTGGTTCTCCGCCACAAGCGCGTCCGCTGCGTCATCCGCATTGCGTTCCATGTTGCTAGTTATCTTGACCCAGTCGTCGCCCCACGCTTGCTTGCGTTGTTCGATCGTCCAGTGGCGCGATTCACGCTCGATGCGGATGGTGTCGACGTGGCCGCTCATGCGCTCTTCCTCCCCTGCGGGTCGTGGCGCTCGCAACCCGGAGTGATCGCGCCCTTGCGGCAGGTACAGGTCACGTCAGCACCACGATCAGCCAGACGATCCCGGCTCCGGTGAGAATGGCGACGGTGGCGACGGTGAGCCATGTGATAGCGAAAAGCCAGTCGAACGACCTCTTCACGTCTTCGCCACTTCATGCCGGATCATGGGCGAGACGCAGAAGCAGACCATGCCGGCGATGATCAGCCGCCAGTCGTGTGACCATAGGCCGAACATGCAGCAGAGCGCAGCCTCGATGCGGAGGATCAGGAGTAGCGCGCTCATATCAGCTTCACCTTCTCGTCTAGGACAACAGCGGCTGCTTTGAGATAGTCGAGCGACTCGGACAGGCGCGCGCACAGCGCGGACATCTCTGGCCCGAGCTCTGGTGCAACATCGATGATCTCGTCGATCATCTCCAGCTGCGCCTGCATGGGGCGGATGAGCGCACCTACTCGTTCGCTCGCTCGGACGAGGCGTAGACCCTCACCGATCGCATCCTCCATCGTGGTCATGTCGCATCCTCCTTCTCGGCCACGGCCTCGCGCATGCGTTCCACCTGTCGCTTCAACCATTCGCTGAAACCAGGGTTGGGCCTGCGACGGTCGAGGGCCTCTTCGGTCGTTTGGATCTTGTCAAGACGTTCGGCTAGCGCGAGGAGCTCCTCCTCCAGTTCCGCGTCTTCGCTGGCAACCTTCTTCCGTTCAGCCGGCGTCTGCTTCACACCGCCGAGCGCCCATTCGGACATCGCCAGTCCGACGGTCGCGTCGAGCGTGCGGTCGAGCGGGACGAACCCTTCCAGCGGTGCCGGCAGCTTGATCGGCCTGGGGATTCCCGGCTTGTCGGCCATGAGCAGGAAGCTCGCGGTCATCTCGAAGGGCAGGTTCTTCTCCGCGATCGGGAACCAGCCGTCGAGCGCGGTCAAACCCTTCTTCGCGGTGACGGTCATCTTGCCCCGGTCGTCGGTTCCCACCTCCACCTTCTCCTCGGCCCGGAAGCAGAGGATGACGTGGGCGGACATCTGGAGCAGCCGCGTCACCATGTGCTTGTGCGCTTTCTTCGGCTCTATCCAGGCGGTGATGTTCTTCCGCTGGTCGGTGCCCATGATTTCGTCGTGCCAGTCCAGGCAACCACCGTCCCCATACCACTCATGGCTTGTGGAATCAACGACCACGACGGGGTACCCAGCAGCGTCAGCTGCGACGATCGCGTCCGTATAGGTCTGGGGCCGGAAAGGCGCTCGGATCTCACCGTGGTCGAAGTCGAAGATGTCCGCATAGTGTTTGGCCCTCCCGTTCTCGGAGTCGATCACGGCGAAGCGTGCGCCTTGCGCGATGCCTTTGGCTAGCTCGAGCGCGCTGTAGGTCTTGCCTGATCCGGTCCCGCCGGCAAGGCCGAGCAGGAGCGGGAGGCGTTCGCGTACTGCTGGGCGAAAGGTGATGCTCATGAGGTCAACTCCTCATCCTGCCGGTCGAGCCAGCGCATCTCTTCCCACGTCGGAACCTCGATGGAGGCAACCTTCGTCGGGTACGCAGGCCAGAAGTCCTTCTCCATGCAGACCGCCCAGAGGTCGATCGCCTTCTGCACCTTGTCGTTCGCGATCGCCATCGCTGACGGTGCGAGCGTGACGACGGAAAGCGCGTACGGCGGGTACGTCTCCTGCACGACGAACCGCCATTGCGAATCCTCTATCGGCAGACCGGTGACCTTCCTGAGTCCGCGCAGGTAGAACGCGACCTGGACATCGGCACCCATGCCATACATCGTCCGCTCCCACTTGGCTGGGAGGGAACTTGCGCTGGTCGTCTTGTAGTCGTCGATGGTGTAGGACTTGTCGTGCAGCCAGTCGATCCGGGCCCGGCAGTGGACTCCGTGGTCGTCCTCCCAGCGGATCGTCACCTCGGGCTTGCCGTTGAGGAAAAGGTCGAGGCCGGAGTACCAAGTACCCATCTGCTCCTGGCCCTTCTCGACCATCTCGCGAACACGGTTCGCCTGCGCGGCGAGCAGCGGCACCTGTCCGAGCTTCCTCGCATCCTCGCGGAACTGCTTCGCGACCGCGGAGCGCCAGTCGGGGAAGTCGCCCTCGACGATGCAGTTCTCGCCCTCGAGCAGCAGCTTGTGCGCCGCCGTACCCATGTCGAACTTGTCCTCTACCTCTGGCTTCCAGTTCGGGTTGAGAGTCGGGTGCGCCGTCCACGCGTGAGCCGGCGAGCGGTCGATGAGAAGCTTCGCGATGCCCGAGGAGAGTGCTGCGTCGGCGTGATACTCGGCCTCTGGGATCGCGTCGTGCTGGCCGATGTCGATCATGCCTCGTCCCTCTTGGGGTGGCTGAGGAGCAGCTTGACTTCCAGATCGCCTTGGACGAGCACCTGATCTCCTGATCCGGTGAGCCCGGTCACGTCGATCAGGACTTCTTGCGCCCCGATGATCCGCGCCGTACAGGTCACAGTGAACTCGTCACCGATGGCCTTACCTTTGAGCAACCTCCCCATTCCTTCGGAGAACACGGCCTCGACTTTCACGCCGCTCTCCTCTCGTCCTGTATCCGCATGACGAGCGCGAGAGCCTCCGGGTGAGACATCTGGATCTCGTACTCGACGAGCACCGGTTCGCGACTCTTCGTCACGGGCATCTTGCCGCCCGGACAGCGCGCAGCCAGCGCAGCGTCGGTCGTGTAGGCCCACGCGATCGTGTGCGCGACGTTGATGAAGCTGAAGCGGCATTCGCGGATCGCCGCCAGATGGTCTGGGGTGAGAGGCTCGACTGCGACTTCGCTCACTTCTCGTCCTTCCATGGCACGGGTGGGTACAGGGGGATGACCACGTTCTTGAAGTCGGGCAGGCTCGCGTTGTCGTGCTTGCCGCATTCGACGAGCGCCTCCTCCGGCGAGCCGAAGGGCCCATAGGCTCCGACGATCCCGTCCGTCTCCTCGCTCACCTCGAGCGACATGTCGTAACACATGACCAGCCACGCCATGGCTTCGCGGCGTTGGAAGTTGAAATGCGCGATCTCCAAGTCGATGAGGATCTTCTTGGCGATGCGCTCATCCATCGTCCGGCTCCTCCAGGTCGGCTAGCGGAACGCCACGATCTACGATTCGTAGATCAGCGTTCGCCTGCTGCCAGAAGATGTCCATGGCGTGTTCCATCGCCTCGACGTTTTCTTCAGGCATCGCCGTGCTCCTTGAGCAGCCACGGCGCGTACCGTTTCGCCCAGGCGCGATGCGCGTGTGCGAGTGCAGCCATGACCGGACTGAGTACTGTGGCTGAAGTGGCCCCCGTTCCCGCGCGCTTCCCAACGAGGGTTGCAGGGACCACAGGTGGAATCTCTTGGTGTCGCATCAAAGTCTCCTCTTTAGGGAACTAGACGCCGAGGAAACTATCACCGCTGCCGGACGGGGTCAAGTCGAGGGCCAGACTGCGACGAATCCAGCCCTCGACGCGAGCAGGGTACTACGCGGCCGGCGGCGCAAGCTTCGCGAGCTCTTCCGCCACGGCGGCAGCTGCGGTCTGAACGGACTGGTCCTCGGTCGTCAGGTCGGCTGTGGACTTGGACGCGATCAGCGCCTCGACCGCCGTGTCCAGGTCGGTGATCGCCTGGACGAGCGCGGCGAGGTCGGTGTCGAACGTGGCCTGGTCGATTGCCATAGATGTGATCCTCCTGATGATGTCGTCGAGTTTGGCATTGATTCCTTTGTACCCGAAGATGTCGAGCCAGGTCACTGTTACGCCCAGCTTCCCTTGCCGCCACCGATCCCGATCACGGTCGACACGCTGCCGGACTGGTAGGAGCCGAGGCAGTTGGAGTCGTCGTCGAAGAAGACGATGCTGGTGTACGCGGCGGCGGCGTTGACCTCGAACCGCGTCGTGTTCGCGAGCAGTCCGTCCAGGTCGTCCGTGTAGACGGCACCGATCAGGGCACCACCGCCGGGTGTGAAGACGCCTCCGCCCTCCCCGACGTACGCCTTCGGCTGGCCGTCCCAGTCGTTGACGTTGACCTGGACCCAGAAGACGCCGGACACGATCGCACCGTTCGCCGGGTACGCCGTCTCGGCGGCGAGCATCGCCTCGATGATCTGGTCGGTCTTCGCCTCTCCGAGCTTGTCCGCGTATGCGGCCCTGAACGCATCGGCCGCTTCGATCCTCTGCTGGTCTGTCATTACGATCCTGCCGGCGGATCGCTGGGAACCTTGAGCGCGAGAGCGGTGTTCAGCGAGCCGCCGATCAGGCCGATCGCTGCGGCGTAGAGCGCCATCGCGGTCGTCTCGGTGAGGTCGTGCAGGGCGAGCAGGACGGTCGCGGAGACGATGATCGCGAGGCCCATGAGTAGATGTCCGATCGTGGCAAGCGTGGTGCTGGACATGCCTTCTCCTTTGGTTAGAGCTTCGTGACGCTGAGGAACGTGGTCGCGCCACTGAAGCCGTGCTGCATCCAGTCGAGCGTGCGGAAGTTCGGATCCTCGGCTTCTCCGTGCGTGAACAGCACCGGGTTGCCGTGGAGTTTGTCGGCTTGGTGAACCTGACAGACGTGCTGTTCGGAGAGCGGCCGGTTCGCGTTGAAGACGACGAGAGCTCCGGGCAGAGCGGCCTTCGCGTCCGTGTAGTGCTTGAGCCGACCGAGCATCGTCTCGGTGTTGCCGATCGACCAGCTTCCCGTCGGTGACTTGACTCCGCAGACGTGGCAGATCAGCACACAGGACTCCGAGCAGTCCATCGCGAAGCCTTTCTCGGTGTGCGAGATCAGTTGCGTCATCGTCGTGATGTGCGCCGTCTCCATCGGCCGTCGTTCGATGTAGCCGATCTGGTCTTTCTTCCAGACGAGGTACGCCTGGATGCGTTGGATCTTCTGGCGTTGGGCCAGCGTCATGGCTTTCTCCTGTCTCCTAGCAGTCCGAGAATCCTCGCTTGGTTTTCCATGCCTGTCCTCATCCTCTGCATCGCCTCGTCGTGTTGCCTGGAGAGCAAATCGAGAAGCGCAGTCAGGTCTGTCTTGGAGTGCTCGACCGCGAGCAGTGCCTTGACAGCCGCGAGCTCGTTCTTCAGTTCGTGACGAAGCAGCCTCTGCTGCTCTGCTGCCTCGGCAAGCTGAACGTGGTACTGGTCCTGTAGCTCGAGCATCTGGTTTTCCCTCTCATGGGCATGATCCTCGAGGACTTTGATCTGTTCGGCTCGCTCCTCCGCGAGGTTGCGCCAGAAGGTCCGCATGTTGTTGCGGAAGCTGAAGACGCCGCCGGCGATGACGACCAGCGAGGCAACGATGATCGAGCCGATGGTGACCGTGTCCGAGAAGCGGACGGCTCCGATCAGACCGGAGATCACCCCGAACGCGGCGAGCAACCCTGACCATCCTCTTGGAAGAAGCAGACCCCATCCCATATGCACCTGACAGTCTCGCAGGCTTGTAGGCCGGTTCTCAGAAGAATCCCCCGTCCGTCTCCCAGATGTGCAGGCCCGAGATCGTCGGTTCGATCCCACCGCCTGCGCCGCCCTCGATGAAGGGCGGCGTCGTCGTTACGGGTCCGCCGTGAACGGGGAAGGTCACTCCCGGCGAGTAGCCAGCCGTGCCGCCACCGCCGCTGACCGAGATGTCCCCACCGATCCCAGGCCCGTGGACGATGTACGGCGCGGCGAACAGGACGATGTACCAGCAGGCCGAGAAGAAGTAGGTGGCGTCATCCCAGACCGCGTCCGGCCCGTCGATGTCCTGTGTCCCTGGAAGCTCGACCGCCGGCACGGAGTCGAAGACGATCCCGTTGCGGTTGATCAGCAGCTGCGCGTAGGTCGAGTCGGTGCCGAACCCGTCGTAGACGAAGTTGTAGTTGTGCCAGTCCCAGGACTGCCAGTAGGGGACGCGACGAACTCCCTGGCGGACGGCGATACAGCAGATCGGCCAGCCATGGTCGCTGAAGCCGGGGGAGCCGTAGGTGAACCAGCGGTCTGTTCCGGGGAGCGTTACGGTCAGCCACGGCACGGGCGCAGGGGTCGGTATCGCGAAGCCAGCAGCATCGCTCGCGTCCGGTGCGATGCCCGTGACGAGCGGCAACGGCTCAGGCTCTTCGATGTCGATGCTGCCCGTGAAGGGTCCAGGCCCTCCACCCGATGGGATCGTGTCGACGATGTATCCGGTCGGGTCGGTGAGCGACACGTCCACGTTGCTCGAGTCGACGCGCTTGAAGCCGAACCAGGACTGGAACGCCATGCTGCGCGGCCCGAGGTCGAGGACGAATGCCTCCGGGTTCGTGTACCGAGCCAGCCCCACGTCGCCAGGGCTGATGTCGGTCGCGATCCGCGCCGGGTTGGAGAGCGAGACGGGGCAGTCGTCGCTCGCGCCGGTCGGCCCGGAGATGGCGTTCGGCTGGCTTGAGTCGCAGCGGTTGGATCCGCTCGAGCCAGCGCCGCTGTCGAAGACGCCCAGGAGCTCCGTGACGTGCATCGGGTAGCGGTCGCCCGAGGCGATGTACGCCTGCGAGGAGTCGAAGCAGATCAGCCAACCGTTGTAGGTGAAGCTCCCCGTCGAGTTGATGTCGGCGGTGAAGCTCGCATCGATGTTCGCCTCCGATGTTGCTGGCATGTCGTAGTGGTCGTTCCAGTCGACGTTCGCGCCGGCGGTGTGCGAGGCCGCGGTCGTGTTGCTCATCGCTCGCTTGCGGACGTGGTAGCTGCCGAGCGTCAACTGGTAGATCAGGATGATCTCGTCGTCGACGGTCACGACGAACGGCTTGTCGGTCGGGAACGCGCTGTCGCCCGAGAGGAGCAGCGTGCTGCTCCCGCCCACCCCGATGTCCGCGACGAGCGTGGCCGTGTCGGTGACTCCATTCAGGTTGAGCCGCACGAGGAACGACTCCCCGCCGTTGCCAAGTCCGCCGAAGATCTTGTCTGGGTCGAAGAGGGTCGGAGTCCAGACGTGTGTCTTCGACGAGATGAACGGGACGGTGACCTGTCCGGTGATCGTCGGTGCGTAGACGACAGTGGTCGACGCGATGAACGGAACAGCGATCCCTGGCGACGTGAGGGTCGGCGTATAGACCGTCGTGGTGCTGCCGATGAACGACGGGTTGACCTGGCCGATCAGCGTCGGAGCTAGCACGACCGTGGTCGATGCGATGAAGTCCATGTTCCGCACGTCCGCGCGGGACTTGAGAACCTCGACCGCAACCTGCGAGACTCGGTTTTTGACTACTGGAAATACGGTGAGGACTTCAACTGCGACCTGGGATACGCGAGCAGTCGCAGCACCCGTCGAATAGAGAACCTCGGCTACTTCTTGGCTAACACGGGCAGTTGCACCCGTCGTCGTATAGACGATTTCGACCGTCTCTTGTGAGACGCGATTCCCGAGATCGGCCAGGATCTCCAACTGCTGCGTTCTGGTCCCGCCCGTTCCCGAGGCGGTGCCGCTGACGTTGAATGCGCCGGCAGCGGTCGTCGTGTTCTTACTCAGCGCCTCGCACTCGGTGGCGACCTGGGACTGCTGCGTGTACCCCGCCGGGGCGGCGTTCCAGGCCGTGACGGTCTGCCAGCCAGCAAAAGCGAGGACGACAGAGTTGCCGGTCGGGTCACTGAGCGTGATCGCAGGAACGGCGACGTTTCCGCCGCTCGCAACCGATCCCCCTGACTGAGCATGTCCACCTATCGGAATGGACGAAGCGCCACGCCAGACCTCGACGGACATCCCCGTCGCGTTCGTCCAAGTCCCCGACGTGTCGGTCGTGCCAGCCGCGACCGCGTACGCGCAGATGGCAGAGTTGGAGTTCGCCCCAGTCGGGCCGTCAACAGTTGTGAAGGCGGGGACTGTCCCGGCAGCGGCAGGCACCGAAGGCGGCGTCGTATTGCCGTCGCGGTACGCCCAGATGACGATCAGGTCGCCAGCTACATGCGCTGGGATCGCTATCGATGTGGCAGCGGCTGACGAGCCGCCTACGCGACTTAGGGCCACAGCATCATCGCCCTAGCCGAAACCTATGCGATCTCTTTGATGCCGAACTCGTCGGCGTTGACGTTCGCCGCTGTCCAGTCGGCTGGAGTCGGATCTTGGTTGAAGATCTGTGAGTAGAAGGCGTACGTGCTCGAGAGGGTGACCGTGCTGCCGGCGTAATCCGTGCTGGCTTGCCGGATTAGGTTCGCGATCTGGCGTGTAGCCGCATCGTCCTTGCGCGAGTACAGGTTGACCTGGACGCCATAGACGGTCGCTCCGGCGTCTATGTCCCCGAAGACATATGAATCGAGATGACCGACCGTGGCATCGGAGACGTAGGACGTATCGCCATCGGGCGGGTTCTCATCTACGCAATCCCAGTTACTTGCCGCACCGTTCGGTGTCCACTGCGTGTGGTTACCGGCTCCGGTCGGGAAGATCGTTTCCACGCGCACATCACCGAGGAAGGTGTTGCGCGGGGAAGAGCCGCTCGTATCGCAGCAATACATGTCGTCCCATGAGTGGACAGCGCTGCTTCCGTTCACACCGATCGTGTCGATGTTCGAAGAGCCGAAGTTCCCCGCGGTGCTCGCGATTTCAGTCGCACCGTTCAGGTGAACCTCGACAGTCCCAGAGGCTCCGTTGACAAACAGCTTGACTTCGATGTAGTTCCATGCCCCGTTGACGAGCGCAGTCGTACCTGTAGCGATCACCGTGCCGCCACTGTTTCTGACTTGGATGATGGAGCTCGCGTTTACGCTGACGCGGCAGGTAAGAGTCGCTCCGGCCATGAACTGGAAGAAGTCAGTACCAGAGCTGAGAGCGGCCACGTTATAGGCGAAGCCGGCGAAGATCGTGGCGTAGTTCGACGGGAGAACGTGCGTGTGCACACCTGTCGAGCTCAGACGCGCACATTGCCCATCAAATCTCCCTGCTGCGGTGCTGCCAAAGCTGAGGCTCCAGCCTTTGGCGGTCATTTGGGCGCTGGTCAGATGGTCGAACCCCTCGATGAAGACGACGGCCATCGGGGAGAACCCGTCCATAGCGAAGCCGTGCCGTGCAAACACCACAGCCTGAATCGCGAGCAGGATGTAGCCGAGACGGCGGATCATGCGATCGAGAAGAGGCCGGATGCGTTCCAGACGACGTTGATGTCGCCGCCTGACGGTGTGAAGCTCGCCACGTCGAAGACGGCCACCAGCTGCTTCGTCGCGTCCGTCGCAGGCGTGTCGTCGTAGAGAACGACGTGCGTGAACGCCGAGCCTGACACCGCCGTCACCGTGTTGTCGTTCGCGTCGAAGACTCCATTCGTCGTCGTCTTGCCAGCAAGGTTGCCCGACCGCGCGACGATGGACCCACCGGTCAGGTCACCGACGAACTCCCAGGTCGTCGTGATCGCTGCCGAGTAGAAGAGGAACTTGATGTTGTCAGCGACGAGGTCGACCTTCGTCGTCGCGCCGAGCAGATGGCCTGCGCCCTTGGGAAACAACTGGCTCGCCATCAGTCGGCCTGCTTGGTCGTCTTGCCCTGTTCATCGACCTCGTACGTTGCGTCCTCGAGTTGGACCAGCACCGGCCCGGACCCGCCGTGATCACGGCGGGTCAACGAGACAACCTTCTCGCCGTGGGCAGCGATCAAGGCCTCGACAGCTTCATGCTCCTCGGGCGCGAGGAAGATACGTCCTGGCTCTAGCACTGTTCCTCCGATCATGGTGTCCCCCAGATGAATTCTCCGGTGGAGAGCAGACGGCACGGCACATAGATGCCCGAGTCGTCATGGGTCTTATACGGCACGTCGAATTCGTGCTGGAACTCGAGCGGCATGTTGAAGACGATGTCGAGCGGTACCAGCCCGGTCACGTCGCCCTGGATCTCGATCTGGTGTTCGCTGTACGCGAGGATCGCGCTCGCCACAGGATCGGTCATCGAGTCCCAGCCGGCGTACTCGCACTCGTTCGGAGGTCCGACGCTGATCCTGAAGCGCATCGGCACCGGGTTCGGGATGTCGAGGGTCGGTGCCCGGTTGCTGCCGTTGACGAACGGACAGCGCGGGTCGACGCCGACGTAGATCCAGACATCGGTCTGTGTCGGGTCGCTTCCTCGAGGGGCGTGACGAAGACCGTGCTGGCCGTAGACGCGTCCGCCGCGGACTCCTGCGATGCCGCTCATATTCCACCCGGCCACGCGGGGAAGACGCCGTGCGTGTCCTGCGACCAGATCGCCGGGGAGACGGCCACGTCGAGCTCGACGTAGTCGTAACCGGGCAGCGAGCTCGAGAGCGTCGACGCGTTGAGCGGGCGGACTCGCATCTGGCGTCCCTCGATGAAGTAGTCGTCGGCGGGGCTTGCTCCCGTGAAGCCTGTGCCGTGCGGGTAGCCGACCTTGACGTTGACTAGATCGCTCACATCAGCCTGGGTAAGGAACGCCCACACGTCGGTCGCGCGGCTGTCGCTCGGGTCGACTGTCTTCACCTGAAGATCAGTGATCGACTCGCGCGGATCCTTCTGGTTCTTGACCAGGAGCTCTGCGTACTTGAGGCACTCCGTGTAACGGTCCCAGGTCGGGTGGCCGTTCAGGTTGTCGGTGATCGGCTTCCCAGTGAGCAGGTTCTCGATCGCGGGCGACGCGTACTGGCCGTAGGCCCCGATGCTCCCCGAGTCGGCATAGACCTGGCTGGGGATCTGAGTCGTCTGCGTCCCCTGCGGGTAGCAGGTTGCGACGTTGACGATGTTCTGCAGCGCGCGGTCGAACTCGAGCACACGCATCTGGGTGCGCCCGTCGTCGCGCACGGACTTGCCATCCCCCAGTTGCCATTCGTGGTAGTCCCAGCGATCCGAGCCTGCGGCAGCAGCCACGGCGGCGGAATCAAAGCGCCCATAGCGCCCATGAAACACCACGCGGCCCAGGCGATCAACGTACAGAGCCGCGATGAACGGGGCGTCAGCCTCCGCGCAGTCACGCAGCGCCGAGAGCGCTGATTCTCCCACGTCGTACTTGACGGTCTGGAGCGCAACGTTGCCACTGAAGACGACATACAGGGTGTTCGTGCCGCCGTCGTCGATCTGGGCGTCAGCGAGGATCTGGATGATGCGGACGAACACCTCATCGGTGGTGGGCGCGTACCAGATGCCGTCGGCTCCTCCCTGCGGCGGACGATCGCCTGCCAGTCCGGGCGTCAAGCCGAAGCCTGCTAGGTACCCGAACCTGTCCGAGCATGCCAGCTGGATGTTGCAGTTAATCGGCTCCCCTAGATTGTTGACTGCGGTGTTGTCGAGGACGTAGTGGGCCGCGTCGATGTTGCCGCGGAACTGTGTCTCCCACGTCTCCAGCACGGGGTCGAACAACTGGAGCATGATCTGCTTGTTGTCGAGCTCCTGGTAGTAGGGAGAAGACGCGTTGCGGGGATCGAAGAGGCCGTAGTCGTGGTCGTTGCAGTAGACGGTCGCGGTCCCCGTGTCGGTCGCGGCGAGCAGCGTCTGCTTGCCGTTCGACAGGTCGAAGCCTGAGACGAACTGATCGGGGAAGTCCCCACCGGGAGCGTCGGCTCGCACCCAGGTCGGGTTTGGCTCGAGGGGCCCATCCTCTGGGGCGATCAGTACGCGTCCGTCAGGCATGTGCCACGCCAGCGTTCGGGCCGCGGCGCGACGACGGGTTACCTCGACGGTAACGCTGCTGCTCGATGGTGACGCTCCGCGTGATGTCCTTGCCTTCCAGGTAGACGCGGATGTTGACGTACGCCTGGAGTTTCCGCGGACCGCCATCTGCTCCGGTGCCACCAGTGTCGCGTCCGTAGCGCGGTCGTCGGTGATGGTGGATCTGGATCGGCCGTCCGTCCGGGCCGATGATGAACCCAGCAGCACCCGTGCCGGTACCGGGGACGGTCCCCCCAGGGCCACGCCTCGAGAGCCGCTGCTCGAGCTCGCGTCGCGCCGCTGCCGTGAGGTTGAGGCCGGACGTGAACGCCTTGACGCTCGCCTTCTTGTAGTCGCCGTACGCGTTCGTTCCGCCCGCGCCCAGTTGCTGGTTGATCGAGTAAATCTGGTTGTAGATGTCGATCTGCTTCTGGATGTTCCCCTTCGCCGCCTTGAGCGCGCGCTCGAGCGAAGCCTTCATCCTCTTCAGGATGGGAATCTGATCCTGGCCGAGAGCCTGCGCCCTTGCGAGCGCCAGCTGGAGACGAGCGGGGATCGTGAACGAGGTGGCGCTCTGCTGTCGCAGGGACTGAAGCGCCTGCTGTGCCTGGAGTTCGATCTGGAGCGCGGCGAGTTGGCCCTGCTTGTTCTTCTTGCCGGCGGCTACAGCTGCTTTGGCTGCGGCGAGGATCTGTTTCTCAGCCGCGATGTCGTCGGCGGTCTGCTTAGTGAGTTGCGCGCGCGCCTCGGCAAGCTGGAGGTCGATCGGCGTCGTATAGGAGCTCGCCGCCGCCTTCTTCGCCGCCGCGATCGTCGCCGCTTGTTGCGCTGCTGTCGCTCGCGCGTTGTCGAGAACCGTCTGCTGCGTCTTCTCGTCTTGCAGCGCCGCGACAAGCTGCGCTCCCTTCAGATGCCCCCGAGCGATCTCCTGTTTGATCTGGGCGATGATCCTCTTCGCAATGGCAACATCGTCCTGCGTCGTCTTCGTGAGCGCGGCCTGGGCGACGGCGATGGCATCCGCGATCGTCTGCTGGTACTTCGCGTAGACCACAACCGGGTCTGTCCCCGGAGCGATACGAAGGGGAGGAGCCAACCCGCCGCGATTCGGAGAGTCGGAACCTGTCGCCGGTACCGGAAGAATCGGTCCACCGATCCTGTTGCCGAGCAGGAAATCAGCAGCCGTAACCGCATTCTTGGCAGAGTCGATAAAGGATTTGCCGAGATCCTTGAGGTTGCTGGCGAGGAAACCGAACGGCCCCAGATCCGACCTGGCTCGGTTCTGGAGGTTCTTATAGAAGCTGGAGTTCAGAACGATGACCGCAGTGGCAGCGACGATCGCGGCGATGTTCGCGTTCGACAGTCCGCCGAGCGCGGCCCTGCCTGCTGTTCCTCGCGCAGCGCCGGTAGCTCCGGCACCAACGCCAGCGGCTACGGCTCCCTCCTGGGCTGTTGCTGCTGCTCCCGCTGATTCGGCAACCACTCCCCAGCTGGCAGCGAGCTTCTCGACGCCGAGCACGGCCTTGAAAATCTCTCTGCCAAGGTAGAGCTCGAAGATGATCTTCAGCGTGTTCCCGAAGTTGCCCGTGACCCTGTCAACGGTCGCGATGATCGAGCCGACCGTGTGGAATACGCCGCCGCCGATCGCGACAGCCTGGTTCAAGTCACGCTGCAACTGCCCAGTCTGGGTCACCTTCGCGAGCCAGTCAGTGATCGCCGTTGTCGCCCGTGTGAACGCTGGCAGGAGGGCGGTGCCGATCGTCTCCTCGGTGTTGACGAGCGCGGCGTGGAACTTGTCGGAGACAGTCGCACCGGCTGCTGCCTGCCCTGCGTACTTCTGCTGCACGAACGTGAGCGCTTCAAGAACGCTCGAGCCCTTGGGGACGATGATGTTCAGCCTGCGGAGAGCGCTGAACGACCCCTCGGCTGCTTTCGCCAGAGCGTTCGACGCAGCCGCGAGACTGATCCCTCGCCCGCGAGCCACATCGGCTGCGACGGAGTTCAGGTGCAGCGAGTTGGTGACGTTGTTGGTGGCTCGGAACAGCGTCGTGAACGACTGCAGCAACTCCTGGTTCGTGAACCCGGAGATGTGGGAGAGCTTCAGGTCGGCCTGATCGATCCTCTGGCCGTACTGGTCCCATGACTTGCCGCTCGTCGTGAGTTGCGTGTCGATCTGGCGCTGCGTCTTCTGGAGAAGAATCGCTGCTCGGATCGATGCCGCTATCAGCGTCGCCCCGCCGGCGATGGCGATGAACCCTGTGGAGGCGAACGCGAGCGAACGGCCGAGTGACGATGCCGCTCCCGATCCTGCCAGCGCACCGCGCGTGAACTTGCCGAGGTCGCGCTCGCCCGTCTTCGCCGCGTTCGATGCCCCGAGCGTCGCGGCGGTACTCAGTCCCAGCGCAGAGTTGAGTCGAGCCTGACCCCTGTCCGCGAGGAGATTGGCTCTGTCCCTCGTCTCGGCGCTCGTCGTGGCGGCGGCTGCGAGCTCGCGGAGACCGACGATCTGCTTGCGAACCGCAGCGTCTGCACGGAGCGACGCCTTTACTTGCTTGTCCGCAGAGATCGCGACTTCTTCACCGACACCGAGACTTGCCTTGCCGAACTTTGTGATGGACGCGGTCGACGTGTCCGTAGCCTTCAGGAACTGCGCCGCATCCATGACGAGACGGACGATCAGCGGAGCAGCCACTAGAACGTCCTCGTCACGGAGCCGATGACATGGTCAACCGTGTTCAAGACCTGGACACGGTTGCTCTCGAGCGCGGGGTCGTACGACTTGCCCAGCATCAGCGTCGCGAAGTTCGGACGGCGTAGGCCCGAGTTCTCCCTCGCCCGTGCGCCCTTCTCGGTCGGGACCATGTACACCTCTTTGGTGTTCTGGCCCGTCTTCTGCACCGACCACGCTGGGAGGACAGGCCCGATGAACGAAGCCTTCTTCTGTGCGCCTTTCCTCGCCCGCTTCATGCCGCTGATCCTGGTGAGCGCGAGACTGTCCGCCTCCTTCTTGATCGGCTGCACGGCGAGCGTCAACCCGATACGCATCGCCTTCAAAAGCGCAGGACTGGTCGCTTTCAGGTCGCGTTCGAGTTCGGTGAACCCGGCCAGGATCACCGGGTTCTCGAGGCGTCCGGCCATCTAGTCCTCTTCCCCGGACGAGTACTTGGCGTCGAACACTTCGAGCGCCGCCATCAGATCCCCCGGAGTCAACTCGCCAGTACCTCCGTCGTTTCCGGGTCCGACTGCGGGGAGGACGGCTCCGACTCGGAAGTCCCAGTAGTAGCGTGGAGCTCGTCCGAGAGGCCCGAACTCTTCAACGAATCTGTCCCAGAAGGACTGCTCGTATTGGGCTTCCTTGTCAGCGATGATTCGTCTGGATTCGGCGTCGACTCCGGGTCCAAAGGGACTTCACCGTCATCCACCTTCTGGAGACTGACCTGCGCCTCCTCGAGCGACTGCCGACCGATGATCTCCGCGATCTCGTCGTAGCTCATCTCGGGATGGACGTGCCGGTACGAGATGTGCATGATCGCGGCGATGCCGTCCTGGTCGACGTACATGAGGTCGGCCGACTTGGCGGCTAGGTCACGAAAGTTGAGCCCTGTGTACTTCTTGACGATGCGGTGATCGTCCATGGTGAGATTCTCAGGCTCGGGATAAACCTCACCGTCGATCGTGTATCCGTACTCCTGCTCCTCCGTTGTGGTTTCAGCGGCCACGCGTAGCTCCTTCTGTTGGGCATCCTCTTACGAGGTGCCGATTCCGTTGGTGTCCGCGATGCGGAACGTCGCGGTCGTCTTGTACGGCTGGCCGCGAGTCGCGGACGGATCGTACGTCCGCAGCTGGCAGTTGCCGTGGTACGTCGTGCGGGTGTTGTCGATCAGGCCGTCCGGTTGCCAGGAGACCTGGAAGATCGTCCTGTTGTAGTGGAGCGGCCACAGAAGCGCTTCCGACTCCTTGGTGATGAACACGTCCCCGGTGAAGCCTTCAGCGCGCGTGCCGGACAGCGTCTCGTCCGAGCCCGACACGCTGAAGCCGGACACGTCCACGTCCTGGTCGTCCGACGTGAAGCCGAACGTGTCGAACGCGTTGCTCATGTCGACTCCGTCCACAGTGATGCGATCGTGGAGGGCAGTCTTCTTGGTGTAAGTCACTTGATTCCTCCTCTCTCGGTGACTGTTGCATCAGCCGACAACGTCGGCCAATCCTCTGGGAGTCCGTACTGGCCCTCCGCAAGCTTCGCCTCGACCTCCGCGATCACGATCACGTTGCCGCGGACGATGCCGCGCTCGAGCGCAGGGTCGAGCCTCGTCACGAACTGCTCGCCTGGACGGTGGCCCCGGTACTCGCGCTGGCCCTGCACCTCCAGCAGCAGGTACTTCACGCCGCCACCAAAGCGAGGTCGGCGTAGTACGCGCGCATCTCGTCCAGAGCTTCCGCTGGGTAGCAGTCCGCGAGAACCTCGAACGGGTCGGCCGGTGAGGATGCCCCGTGGATCGCGGTCACCTCTTTGTACGAGTTCAACTGGAGTCCGGGCGTCTTCCAGTCGACGATCTGACGTGCGTGAAGATGCCAATGCCTCACCTCCAGGTGGGGATTCGCGACACGGATGTTGGACAGGATCGACGTGTCGCAGCCGCGCATCCGGTCCTCGTCTGCGGGTCGGTAGTCGAGCGCCTCGAGCAACTCGCGCGGGATGATCCTGATTCCCGACCCTCCGTTGTAGCCGATCGTGGGAGAGACGATTTCCCTGCCGTCCTCGCGCACGAACGACATCTGCTGGAAGCCGAAGATCTCATGCGCGGAGGGCAAAGGTTCCGTGAAAAGTTTGTGGTCGAGCCAGTCATCTGATCCGCAGGGGACGACATAGTCGACCGGGTTCGGGTTGTAGCGCGGGTCGGTCGCTAGCTGGATGCCGTCGTTGAACTTCGCGGAGGTGTAGTCGTTCTCTCGGATCACCCAGCCGAACCGGAGATCATGCGGCCACAGATCCT